ACATCACATCCGTACTCCTTACCGACCAACCAATACTCATCGTTGTTGTTCTTAACGATGCAATAGCAACGACCTTGAGCAAGGAGCTTCATTTCGTTACGCTTGGTGGTTGACAATCTGCGAAGTTTGAAAACAACATCCGATTGATTGAATGATGTTCCGTTCTCAACAGATACATTGGTTGTGGTTGTCAATGATCCAGTACCTTTTGGCAACTCGTAATCATAAACATCTCCACTTGCAACAGTTGTGGCAGTTACTTCACCACTTGCAACGGTGAACTTTGAATCAACCCAAGAAATCAAGTGGATTGATTTGATACCTCCGACTGCATCTTTGCAATCAAGAGTGAATCCTTGTGTGAGTAAACAAGCCATCAGTTATAAAGATTAAAGGGTGAAATAAACTACTTCTCCGGGGAAAGCAACCTGAACACCAGCCTTGAAAGTGAAACGAACACGAACCTCATCGTTGTCCTGTGAATACCACATCTTCACTTCTTCTTGCTCGTCAATCAAGTCAGTACCCATAAAGAAGTTTGACAAAGAACCAGCAACAATCTTGTTAGTTCCGTTCAAACCACCAACAGCGATCAACTTCATATTGGTACCGGGGTAAACCATCTCCATTGAAGTGGCAGCATCGGCAACATAGTGGAACAAGTTAGCATTCTTCAAGTTAACCAACATCAATTTGTAGGCATCAACTCCCAAGAAACAAACCAAGTCAGTTTTTTCAGCAACGGCAGCAGGGATGTTGGCATAAACCTGATCCAAGATGTCATCAATGTTTGCAGCGGTGATTGAAGCGAATGTAGTTGGTGCAGAGTTTGCCAATACTGGAGAAGCGGCAGCAATGATTTTGTTGAAACCATCAAAGCGGTTCAAGTTAGGATTACCAGAAGCGGTATCACCTTGCCACATTGCAACTTCCAAAGTTTGTGCAATAACGGCAGCCTTTTCAGCACCTACTTGCTCTTCAAAAGGAATCATAGTTGGTGAACCAGGCATGATTTGAGTTTGCATCCACTTGGCTTCCAATGTCTTTGGGCAAAGAGTTTCTTCAACTTTCACTGCACCAACGGTGATAGTGCGTTGAGTGAAGGCAGTTGTACCACTTGGGTTGTAACCACAACCGTCTGCTTGGAAGAAAACAGTTGAAGCAAGGATGTTCAAAGCAGATGCAGATTTTACACCTACCTGAACTTGGTTAGAAGATTGCAACAAGGTTGCAGTTTTGCTCCCGAAAAGAGCCTTAACCAACAAATCAGTTGATTGTTCGTTGGTGTAATTTGTGAGTGTTCCTACTGAAAATGACATAGTTTTATTTATTTATTGCGTTTTTGAATTTTTTGAGTGCTTCAAACTGATCGTTCTTTTTGTTTGAAACGGGAGTTTTGATTGGGGTTTCGCTTGGTAAGTCAGCAACTTTCTCAATCAAGTCAATTGCTTTGCTCATTGCTTCCTTGTGCTGGGTGTTAGATGCAGACAAAGCCACAACCTTTGCAGACAATTCAGCGATTGCACTTTCCAACTTGCTCACAACATCATTGAAATGAGATACGGTTGCAAACTCTTCTTTGGCTTCAATCTCGATTTCAATTTCGGGTTCAACGATTTCAGTAACGATACCGTCAACAGTTGTAACCAACAAACCACCTTCAACTTCGTGAGTTGCGTCAGGTGCTGGAATTGAACCTTCAGCAGTTTGAACGAAGATGGCAGTTCCTACAACCAATTCACCTTCCCATTCAACGATTGTTCCATCAGTCAAGGTGGCAGTTGCCATCTCAACTTTGATTTCTTCTTCAGAGAATCCCAACATCGTGCGGATTTCCTTGAGTGTTTCTTTTGCGTTCATTTTGATATAAATTAGATTTTGTTTTTAATTGTTGCAATTTTACTTTCCATTCCACTTTGAAAGAATCTCTTTCATTGCTTCGATGAGTTGTTCCTCTTTGTCTTCAGGAAAGTCAAAAACGCCCTCCACGGAGAACCCTTTGAACTCACCTGATTTCACCTTTGCCCAAACATCGTCATTGTCAATGAGGTATGAAACAAACCAACTGCCATCGGCAACCTCTTCAAATCCTTTCGGTGGCATCACACCACGCTCCCTATCAATGAGGTATGATTCAAACAAACTTACGCCATCGGCAATGGGTGTTTTATGGTGGGTGTTGACTGCATTGTATTGGTTTGACCTTGCCCATTTTTTGGCAATCTTGAAGATGCTCTCCTTGTCAAATACGACATAGTATTCACCACGAATGTCATCTCTGCGATAGATGGGTAGGTCAGCAATCATCGCTGCTCCAGTAACGATTCTTTTCTCCTCGTCTTGGATGGCAAATTTGATAGGCGATTCGCTGAATGCTAAAAAGTCCTTTTGAATGGCTGCGTTTTCCACAAGAGAAACAAAGTCAATGCCTGTCTCCTCATCAAATTCGTTGATGTCTAATTTGTAAACTGGAAGTTTCATCTTATTCAAATAGCGTTATTGTGTAACAGATACCTTTTTCAACGATGCAACCCGACCTTGTGTGCGTGAGATGTCACCCTCGGTCACATAAACTCGCTGATCAAATCCGCTTACTTGAGGTAATGTGGATGAGATTTGTGGTGCTGCCATTTGTGGCAATCCTCCTCCGCTTGATTGCATTCCAGTTGGTGCAGATGGCTGACCACCTTTGAGGATGTCTCGTGCTTTTTTTGCGTTGGTCAAAATCATTGCAGCCAATCCGATGTATTTCGCAGCACCAGCAAGACCACCGGTGGCGATGTTGTCGGGTGATGGTTTCTGCGTGACATTCAATGCACCTGAAATTGCCATTGCCGTATCCGCTGCGATAACTGACAAAGCAATTGCCTTGCCTGTTTTGGTTTGTTCTCCAGCCAATGCAGCGATTGAATTCGCCAAATCTATTGATGCTTTGTAAAGGTTCTCTTTTGCACTTTGTTTTGCTTTCTCCGCTGCAACTTCAGCATCAACTTCCTTTTGTCTTTGTATTGCTCTTTCTTGGTTGAATTGATCTTGCATCTTCTCGGCATTTGTCTTGCCTTGCAATGTCAAGAATGACCTCGTGCCAATTCCACGACCTTCAATCTCATTCAACTCATTTTGGAACTTCTCTTCCTTCTCCTTGTTCTTGCGATTGAGTTCATCTTCTTTGTCTTGTTGCTCTTTCTTTGCTCTTGCGATGGCTGCCAATCTTTCTCTTTCTTTGTCCCCAGCGGCTTTCACTCTTTCGTTTTGAAAGTTCTGTTCTTCAATTCCTAAAACTGCCAATGCGTTTTTGGTATCCAGAATAATCTTGCCCCATTCTTTTTCCGTGTTCTTGCCGTAGTTTGCACGAGCTTGTGCAAGGTCATTCTCTAACTTTTGTCTTTGCTTGTTGAACACACCAACTTGGTCTCCTCTTGCTTGAAGCAATGCAATCTCCCTATCAAGTTGCTCATTGGCTTTGTCAGTTGTTTTGTTGAGTTTCTCCAATGCTCTGTCCTGTGCCGAAGTGATGCCTACCCAATCCGTGAATTGTTGAACTAAACCACCGACAAACTTTGCCATTGATGAAAGACCTGGAATTAAAGACATCACCGCTTTCTTGAGTGTATCAAAGTTCGCAATGATTAAAGTCAACGCAACTCCGATTGCACCGAATGCCAATGTTGACATATTGCCCAACGCTTTGAATGCGTTCATCACATTCCCTTTGATGTTCTTTGCGATTGCACCAAACTGCTGTTGAACCTTTCCAAGACCTTCAAGACCTTCAGCCAAAGCCATTGCACCTTGAAGTTTAACCATTGTCTTTTCAAGTTCTTCCGACTGGTTGCCAAACAAAGCCATCGCACCTTGTGCTGCTTGGAATCCACGGGCAACTCCTTGAACAACCGTGTTGATTTGTGCAAACTTGTCGGGGTTCACCGCTGCCACACGATCATTGAAATCTTCCATTCGGTCACGAGCAGCAGCAAGTGCCTTCTCTGCCTTGATGGCTTCGGGTGAGAATTCGCCAAACTGCATCACGGCTTGTTGTGCTGCGACTGTCAGTTCTCGGATTTCTGCCTTCATTGATTTGAAGTCAGGTTTGTTGACGGTTAAGTCAATACTTGCGTTTAATGCCATTAGTGTCCTTCGCTTATTATGTAAAATTCAACGCCATCAGTTGTGATGACATCGTATGAGTGTGCTGATGTTTGGGTGTGTGAATCGCTGCCATCTATTTGTGCAGCGGTTGCCGTTGCAATAGTTACTTGATGACTTGGTAATGGCTTTTTTATCACCCAACTTTTTCCACTTAATCCAGTTGGATCAGGTAGAGTTATTGTGAAATTTCCGGCAGTTGTAGTTGCTAAAATCAACCAATCGTCTTTCGTTGCCGAATAGTTTGCTGATACGGTTTTAACTGCACCACCACTCAAAAAGTTTGGATACATCTCGTAATTGCCCACATAAAGTGTATCGGGTTTTGTAACGGTGAAATCCTCACAAACCAAAGCAACTGAACCATCACTCCCCAAACCAAAGACAACATCCTTCAAACCAAAGCCCGAATTATTGTTGTTTACTGCTGGTTGAATTATCCCATCACCTACAAAAACCCCATTTCCACCACCCTCATTTGTACCTACGCTGATACCTCGAATGTTTGGGTTTACTGGATTGCTTCCGCTTGGATAGATATCGCCATAAATGTCCGATTGGTTTCCTTGCCCTGTACCGCTTCCAATTGTTTTATTGGTAGCAACTGCCGGTGGGATGAATTGAGCCAATAAGAACTCACACAAATACACACCATCGGTGATTGGGTTGTAGTTCTCAACTTGATTCAATCTCCAGTATTGTCCTTCAAAGAAATAGAGATTCTTGAATTGTAGGTTGTACCAATCAGTTGGAGTGATGCGAAAATATGCTCTAACAATCTTTGAGTTCTTGTTGGTGATTTCACTCAAAAAACGATAGTAAAAATTCGTTACTAAATTTGAATTCCCATAACGATAACCAGCACCCACACCAATCTCCTTTGGCATACCAAAAAGAATGTCAAAAGTTGGATTGCTCAATGAATCGTAATGAATTGTCAATGGCAAAGTACTTCGGGTTGAATAGGCGGTAGGACTTGCAAACAATCTCCAAGTCACGCCCGATTGCAAACCTGAATAATACAGTATTCTCAAATCACCATCCTTTTGAGAATCCACATAACTCAAGATGAAGTTTCTTTGCTTGGTGGTATAACTCTTGATTTGAGTTGGTGCGAAAATGATTTCTATTTTCTTCTCGGTCTTGACAAAATCATTATCAATTTGGTATGTCCGTGATCCGTAGGTTGATTGATAGTTGGCTTGATATTCTTTGTTTGATGTATCGTTGCCTTGCTTGTAACTGAATATATACGGATTGGCATCCAGTTCACCCATTGGAACGATTTCCACAGGTTGTGAATAATCCAATTTGTCTGTCCAATCTACATTCACCCCATTATAGAATTCATCTCTTGGAACACATCGCAGAATCTTGGGTTGGTCTTTGTCGGGTTCAATGTACAAGTTGAACATCTTCACAAACGACATCAACATCTCGCTTTGCTTTACCTCGGAATTCAAGAAAGTTCCCAAATCTATCGCATCCCCATAGCCAATTGTAGTGGCGTTTTGGTCATTCCAAAATACGGAGTTGGTTAACAAGCCGATTGAAAATTGAGCATTGCCCAAATATCCTGAAGGTGAACCGGCATTGTAAATTCCTTTGAATCGTATTGTCACCTCATCCCCAGCATTCAAATTGATGTTGTTGAATGTGATATAGGAATTGTGGGTGAATACAAATTGAATTGATCCAAGTGATTCCCAACTTACCTCCACAAGTTGATTGTTGACATACAATCCAATCTCCAAAGTGGTATCCGTATACAACCCAACGGGTGTGATTTGAAGTTCCAAATCTGCATTGAATACAAATTGTCCCGATACTGGTGCGGTATATGTTCCAGTAGTCGGATTGTAATCGTTCCCGTTGTCAAAGTTTCCACTCGTTGAATCGTTTTGAAACAAAAAGATTGTTCCGTTTTGAATGGATTGTGCCGTTGTGATTCTTGTTGCTTGGAATTGTCTGCCTTGAATAGTGGATGAACTCAATGACAATCCGTTTGGTGGTGGGATTACAAGCCTTTTGAATCTCTCGTTATTGAAATAGGAATCGTTGGTGTATGAATACCCAGCATCGGTGAAGATTTTGTCAACAATGGTCTTTGCATAAAGGCAAGGTGTCATCCCAATTACGGCAAAATCCAAGATGTTCCGTGTGTTTGAGAATCCCTTATCAATCATTGAATACAGATAACCTTCTCCGAGTGCAAATGCTTGTGAGCTTCCGTTCTTAATTATGGAAGTATTCCACGAATCAACTACCACGCCCGAAGACAAGGTGTGATTGTATTCGCTGAAATCCAACTCATTTAGTTTGCGTTCTGCGATAGTGGTGAATAGATCAGCAGTTTGTCCGTGAATACTGCATTCATAAACGATTGCCGTGCTATCTGTGACATTGATTTGAATCAATCGGATGAATCCCCTCAACTGCTCTATCTCATCCAACAGAACGACTGCTGATGCTTTCTTGTTTGGGTTGAAATCGGGTGCAAATTGTGTGGATGTCCTGACTGTGTGTTCAACCTCAAAGATGTGTGAGAATAGTTTATTGTTTTGTGCCGTGCCAGGGATGGTGATTGTCTTTGTCCACTCCGAAGATCGTGATTGTGGTTCACGGATGTCGGCAATTGCCTTGTTAATTGAGATGTCAAAATCAGCAGACAAATCAACTGGGGTGTTGTTGACCAATAACCTGATCATATGCGTTGCGATTTGTCAGCGAATGAAAGAGTGATGTCAAGTTCTAAATTGAACATCCTATCTTGTACCGTCTTTTTCTGCTCGTAGTTGGCGTTATTAATGTTGACCGCATACAAAGTGCCGTCATACATATACACCACCGGAGATTCAATCAGGTCTTTCAGCCAAACCGATTCCGTGTCGTTTATCCAGTTGCTGAACAGTTTGATTTTTTGGCTTGTCTCTGTGTGATAATTGGTGCGAGTTCTTGCCGATGTTTGATATCCGTATGTTGCACCGAGTGTGTATGGGTTCTGTTGGAATTGCTTCCGTGTGACTTCAAAGTTGTCTCTTCGCACCATATTAAAACGGAAGGATTCAAACCCTCCCAAACGGTTCATAAAAAAGATATCAGTTGTTTCGTACTTACTGCATTCATCCTTTATGTTGAATCGGTATGTCTCGGATTTGGAAGTACCACTCGCTTTTAACACCACATCAAAATAGGTTGCCCCACCGGGTATTGTCAATTGGCTACCCACGGGGATCCTCACAACCTTTGAAGATGGCAAAGTGAATGTTTGTGTACTGGCATCGGAGTAAGTAATCAAAACGCTTGTAGCATCTCCCTTCAAACAATAGAGCCAATCCTTTTGCGTTCTGTGGATGGTTCGTGTTCTCACATTGGTCAAGAACTTTGCGGATGTGGATGTGGCAAGATATTGCCCTTCTGCGTAAGTCACCAAATCAAATGGATTCAATGATGCATTCCAAACCGTTCCAGTTGTTGAAGTCAAGTCAAGGTATTCGGTGATTGTTCCCGTTGCTGAAGGTGAATACTCATACCCAAATTCAACCTCGTAATCTGTGAATGAGTTTACGCATCCGCTTGGTGATGAATCGGTGAACTCCCAATTGTTGCTCACATAAGATTCCAAGATTCGCCCGATGTTGAACACCCCTTTGTTCGTACTTCCAAAATAGATGGGTGCTTTGAGTTTAGCCACCGTAGTTGATGCGACCTTGACATCTGCAATGAACTTGAAATTGTCCTTTGTGTAGATCCCACCTGAAGATTCCGTGATCACGAAGTTCGTGTCATTGAATGCTGGGTGATAACTGTTGGGTTGTTGAGTGATAGATAATGCCACACACAAAAATAGCACTCGTTGGAATGCGTTCCAAATGTGCATCAGGGGTTGCACAATTTATAGGTGAATTGCATATTGATTGCACAATGTGTCTTATAGTACGCAAAAACATATAATTTGTCCGATATATAACACATTATACCCAATTGCATATAGTTATGATGGACAAATCAGACATAAATACTTTGCAATCAGTAGTGATTCCCAATACTTATTGCAACAAATGACTTTTAGGAATGAATATACTGGAAAAATTCATGCATTTATTCGGGTAATCACCGAGTATAGTGGAAAAATTTAACAACTAACATTTGCCAGTAATCCTATAAATTGGCAATAATTTGAAATACTGCCGTTTGTTTGTAACAAATAACCACCACTATTTGTTACCGATTGGTATTATACCGCTCGGTATCACAACATCTCGTGCAGACAAGCCACAACATAAGCATTGAATCCCTTTGTCGCTGCTTGTTCTATTCGCTTCTGTCTATCCTTTGTTTTCTGCTTGTAGAATGCGATGGTGTTCAGGAACTCAATCAATGGCATTGTGAGAATAGCATCCCACTTTGTGCGGTCTCCTTTGACAATTCTGTCAACCAACTCCAGCCAACCTATCGGACTTGCGTTATCTCCTTGTTCAACTTGTCCATCTCCTTGATCAAATAAGATTGGATAGTTTTCAATAACTCCGGATAAACTGCCGAAAAAAAAAGCGAGTAAGAATAGGGAAGCGGAACATCCATTGACAGAAACAAATCGCACTTGTCCTGATAGTGTGCTTGAGCATCTTTGATGGTCTTTGACTTGCCAAAGAAATCCACCTCGTATGCAAGTAAAGCCATTATCTTGTGAAGGCTTTCAATCGTATCTCCGTTGAACACTTGCTGGAGTTCAATGAAGTGGTGACCGCAAATCTCGTTCGGTGTTTTTGCCAACCGGAAGTATCTGCCTTTGTGCTTGAACATAAATTGCACAGGTCGGTTTGGAAGCTCATTCAAGAACTCCAACTTTTTGAATTCTCGGGTTAGGTCATCAATCGGCATTGATTCTACCTTGTCCATTGACCAATGGTTAACGATGGCAAGGATGTTCATTGTCCGTTCAATGTTGGACATATCACGACAAGAGTGAATCTCTTGCAGTTGGTGGATGGTTATGTTGTTCCAGTTCATAGCGTTTCAATTTGTAACGGTTTAAGCGAAATAAAAAGTTCCCGGTCTGTTGTGTTTCTTGCAGTCAACTGCCAAAGCCAAAGCCATCACGCAGTCATCGTGCAACCCTTGTGGTGCAGTATACCTCACACCCGTTCTTGTATATTCAAATTCAAAGTTTTCCATCTCCGAGCCAATGGGTTCTTCAGGGAAATACACCTCCCTATTTTGTACGCTGATGACCAACCCTTCAATGAGTTGTTGTTTGCTCTGCGATGTGAACTTAAACCCCTTGATTCGGGGATGGCTTCGTTGCAATTGCTCAACGATAGGATCCCCAACTCCGGTTGAATCCACGAATGCTGGAATCACACCAATCAATGTCGTAATCTTTGCCAATGTTTGCGACCAATCCGCTTGGAATCGGTCAACATATGATACGCAATTATTCGCATCTAAACCAATTATCACCGTATAATCCGAATACTTTGCCAAATCCACTCCCCAAGCCACAACACTTCTGTTGGTTACTGGCTTGTAGCAACTACGGATTGCATCAATTCCGAATGGGTTTGTCTTGTCATCCGCTGGTTCTGCCAAATACAACTCGTTGAAGACATGAAGTGGCAAATCTCGTTTCGCTTGTTCAACCTCCTCAAGTTTAAGAATGCCTTCCTTGACCGCATCATATGCCGTAATCTTGAAATACTTATATTCATTCTCACCGCTTCTTGCCCTTTCGCCTAACTTGTAGAACCAATTCTTTTTCCCTTTGACATTCCCAATCAGTTTGCACTTGCCTTGTGTGGCAGTTAGGGTTGAACGCATCGCATACCAGGATTCCTCACGCATACGAGATGCTTCATCAATCACGGCAGCATACACATCATCACCATACAAGTTGTCTGGCTTCTCACCTGATTTGAATTCTATCCTTGCACCTGTTGGAAGCGTGAGCAAAAGTTTAGTTTCGTTACTGATAAAGAAGTTCTTGTCCGTGACTTGTGACTTCATCCTTCGGAATGCAATCTCCGCTTGTTGGTATACTGGTGCAACCCACCAAACCGATTGGTTATCCTTGCACTTCAACGCTTGTTCAAATAACCATATGATGTGAGATGCCGTCTTGCCCGTCTTTGTACTCGCAGCAGTAATGGTAAAACGAGCATCACAATCAAGGATGTCTTTTTGGTAACTCGTGACATATGGTCTTTGATAGGTTATTTGCATAAACTTTGAT